GCTGCATGACGAGCACGAGCAAATGAAAGAGGAAGAGCAAGAGAAGGCACGGAAGCGCGCCCGTCGAAAGGCAGGCGGGCTCAACAACAACCCCTGATAACATGGTAGTCATCGGCACTCTGTCGTGGAACGTCAACGTCGAAGGAGCGGCGGAAGCCAAGAAGCAGGCCCAGGGCATGAGCACTGGGATGGACGACACCGCCAAGACGGCGACGGAGAGTGCCGAGAACCTCGATGAGCTCGCAGCGTCGTACATGAGCCTCGAGCATCTGATGAAGGACACGTCCCAGACTGTTGAAGAGCAGGACGAGTCTCTCACGAAGACGATGCTCGCTTACGCAGGTCTCGCCGACGTTCTGGGCATGACGACCGACGAGGAGGAGGAGCAGGAGAAGCAATCCTCGTTCCTCGCGTCGGGTATGTTCTTCCTCGCCTCGATGGTCGGGCGCCTCGTTCTTCAGTACACGGCGCTCGGTGGCATCGTCGCTACAATCACAGGCGTCCTCGGTAAACTGGGAACTGTCCTCACGTTCATCCGTGGCCTCAGTATCGGTGCGTGGGCAGCGAAGGCAGGCGCACTCCTGAAGTCGGGACTCCTCTGGGCGTTCAGGGGACTACTGAGTATCGGGAGTACCGTCGTAGCATGGGGTGCGAAGTTCGTCTCATGGATGGCGGCAGGAAGCGCAGGTGCCATGGCTCTCGCCGGAGTAATCGGGTTCGCCATCGGCATGTTCGCCGTGTGGATTCTCGAGATTACGGGTGTCCTCGACTGGATTGGGAAACTCGGTAAGGCGCTCGGGACGAAGCTCCCTGGCTGGGCACGCGACGGTCTCCTCGCCGTTATCGGCATCTTCGTCGGAGGACTCGCTGTCCTCGGTGGGCTCGTTATCGGGTTCATCGAGGGTGGGTTCTCGGGCGCGTGGAAGCGTGCTGCCGAAATCGTAGACATCTTCTTCGGGTCGTTCAAGCGTACCTTCGACCGTATCGCCAGTAAGGGGTCTGACGTGGTCAACGGTATCGTAGACGAGTTCATCGGCATGAAGAACGATGCTAACAGCGCCGTCACCGACCTCGTCGATACAGCGACGACGAAGCTCACGAACTTCGCTGAAGACATCGGCGGGCACCTGACCGAAGGGTTCGCCGCACTGTTCAACTCTGTCGTCCCGGCACGCCTCGAGGTGCCCGAGATTACCATCGGCGGATATACGATTGACGCAGGTCCACTCGGTAGTTACGACCTGCCTTCGTACACCGTCGGCGGTCAAGGTCTCGACATGCCGCAACTCGAGGAAGGTGGTAAGGTCGCAGAGACAGGTCTCGCACAAGTGCACGAGGGAGAGACGTACATCCCCCGCGACGTGCGACAGAAGCTCGGTGGCGAAGGAGGCGGGCAAGAACAGAAGAACGTCACCATCAACGTCGGTGGCATCGAGATGGGCGACCAGTCGCTCGACCTCAGCAGAATGTCCACAACCGAACTGCGGAACCTCGCCGAGCAGATTGCTGAGATGCTCGGGACGGAGGTGGATACAATCGTATGACCTCAGGACTCGAAGTTTCACTCACGAACGACGACGGCTCGGAAACGTTCCAACTCCGGGTCGAGAAGGTGGAGAGCAAGGTCAGCAACGGCCTCATCACTCGTTCCATCCTCTCGGGCCTCGGTGACCTCGTTGCCGGGTCGGACCCCGTTCTCAACACGGAGACGTACAAACTCCAGAACGTCCAGATTCGGAACGTTGACGCGAACGACTATCCCAACTCGTCGTCGTACAGCAACGACAACTACGGGATGGAGAACGAACTGCGACGTGCAGCGAAGGAGTGGGGGCCGTCGGCGGCGCAGGGGTTCGACCAACTGCACTGGGACGGGCGAGACATCGACATGGTCATCACCGACTTTTCATCTGCTCAAAGCGCAGTAGACGATGGCGTCCCGAAGGTCTACACGGTCAACATGGAAGTAACTCACGTTGACGTCTACGTGGGGTGATACTCCATGGTTAGTTACGACGTGACGGTTGGCGGGACGCAGGTAGAGAATCTTTTTGAGGTCAGTTCCGGTCGTTCCGAGACGAAGAAGGTCGGGACGGCAACTATCGTCGCCTCGAACACTGCGACGAACCGTAGCTTCAACGCCGGTGCTGAGGTTATAATCAAGAAGAACGGTTCGACAGAGTTCAAAGGCGTCTTGATGGAGGACCCGACTGCTGGTCGGGACGACCCGAAGATAGAACTCAAGGCGTGGTCGAAGAAGGCAGAACTCAGGTTCGAGACGGTCAATCGCACGTTCTACAACAAGGACACTGGCGAGGTTATTCGGAACGCTATCAACGAGGAGTCCTACGACCTGAGCGAGAACGACCTGCACCGTGGGTCGTCGCTGTCAGGATGGTCGTCCGATACGCCAGTATTCGAGATGGCGAACGTGTCGTCTCAAGAACTCCAGGAGCGGGGGTACGACCTCATCTTCTGCGGGTGGCGTGAGGGTGCGAACGGAGAGTATGCTGTCACCTACGACGTGGACAGCGGTGACCTCGTGGGCGACGGTCAACTGCTTCAGTTCGTTACTCGTGTCCTCGTCGCTGACCAAGGAGGTCAGTTTACGCTCGATATAGAACTCCGGGACAACTTCGGGAATCAGTACCTCTGGGAAGACCTCAACACGCGAACGGGTGACTTCAACGTCTACGAACTGAACGCTGAGGACGCGACTCCCGACGGTGAACTGTCGTCTGACGCGACGCTCGAGTACAGGTTCAATATCAAAGGTGACCTGCCCGAACCGCGTGCTGCGGCAATTGACTACGCTGCTGCGACGTTCTACGCCACCTCGTCCCGTGACGCAGAGATTAGTCCTGCCGACGTACAGGATACCGGGCACAAAATCGTTCGTCGGTTCGACGGGAATATCCTCTCGCTCCTCACGAAGCTCGAGACAGAAGACGACTACATCTCGTGGGTGGATGACGACGACGTTCTTCACTACGCAGCGGCAGGTGACCGCACTTCGACGAAAACAATCGACTACGATACCACGCCAGTCACGAAGGCGAAGTTCAACCGCGACTACTCGCGTATTAAGAACAAGGTCACGGTGCAGGGAGCAGGCAGCATCCAGGTCGTTCTCCGTGACGACGCGAGTATCAAGTTCTACGGTGTTTCGGCACGGCATGAACCGCTGACTGACCCGGACATCGAGACACGGAACGACGCGGTGAAACGAGGAAAAGGATTCCTCAAGAAGAACGCATGGGACGACACGGCGATGGAGTTCGAGGTAGCAGACGCCTCGTTTGCACAAGTTCAGGTCGGTGAGGCCATCCAGGTGACGTGGCCTCCCGAGAACATTAATAGCGAGTTCGTCGTAACTGACGTTGAACCCGGCGACCGCGGGTTCGTCACCCTGAAGGTGAGTGGAAATGTCTGAACTGGACGAGGACAAGAAACTGATTTGGCTCGGGCTCAAGCGTCCGGAGAGCGACAGGTCCGAGGTGGCAGGTGGAATCAACAAACTCGTCAACAACGTTGAGGACTACAGTACGTTCCAGAGCGACCTCGACGGTGTTGCTGACTACACGAAGTTCAAAACCTACCTGGAGAATCACGGGTTCTCGTCGAACGACGCGGATACGTTCATCGAGCGTATCAAGAACAACTTCGAGGACGAGGATGGGTCGGGTTCGACCTATGACGAGTTTAAGTACTACGTGCAGAATGAAGCATCCTCGTTCGCGGAGCTCAAGAACGCCTTCAACACCAACAAGTTCATCGGGTCTGATAAGGAGACGGCGGAGGGGCAGAAGGTAGCTGGTGTCAAGTTCTTCGACTACGACGGGTACACGAAGGACGGACACTTTGCCCCCGCGGGTTCAACGGAAATCTTCGGCAACGAGATTCACTTCAGTCAGACAGGTGCACCGACAGCCGCGGAGGAGGACATCTCATACTCGAACCTCACGGTGTCTGATACGACGCCACTTCAGTATGAGACGATTGAAATCTCCGCGGATATCACCAACAGCGGGAATCGCCGTGGTCCAGTGTACGCGCCGCTCATCGAGAACGGTGCAGTCGTCACGAGAAAGAAGGTGCAGGTCGCGGCAGGTCAGACGAAAACCGTAACCTTCGAGAGGCGATATACTGAGCTACAGTCGTTGGACATCAGTATCAAGAACCTCGGGCCTCAGCTAGTTGTCGTTATTCCACAGAGCCTCGCCATCCCAGGACTATGACGAAGAAAATCCAAGACCAGGTCGCCAAGAATAGGAATCAGACGAGGCGTCTGGACGCGCAGTTCGTCAACGTCTCCACGCAAAATGAGCGGAATCTCACGTTCACCAACAACTATATCGAGGTTCAGATTCAGGTCGAACTGTATTCCCGTGACCTCGGTCCATCGCTCATTTCTGGCCATCCTGACGCCTCGCACGGTGCAGGACGCGGTGAAGCGGGTGACCACCGTGCTGGGTGGACGCAGGAATCGGTGACCATCTCATCGTCCCAGCTCGTGCGTGGTGGACGTAACGCCGTCAGAGACGCGCTGGACGGGCAGACAGGCGCGGTGAATCAGATAGGCGTGGGAACGGGCACG